CCTTGCAATCCTGCGAAGAGTTCCCCCAATGACAAAATGTGTTCAGATACATTGTCATCCCTCCCTATACTAGCTTGGTTTTTACCCGCCGATTTGGCGAGCGTGGTTTGGCATATTTCTTTTTTTTAAGAACATACTTTTTACCTGTTTTTTTATTCTTCAGTTTTGTGAACTTCTATTTTAGTTAAAAACTTTTTAAAATCAGTTGTAATTTCATCTTGCGATTTCATTGTTTGGTTTAATATCTTAGTATGAAAATATAGTAAATAAATAATTGTTATCAGACAAGCTATTATTATAATAAACCAAATAGCTAATTTATTCATCTTATTTGATTCTTAACCCTAGGGCTTCCATTATCTTTTGGAAAGAAACCTCGTTTTTTTCTTGATTTTTTTCAATCGTGTTTTTCAGTTCATTAAACTCATCTCGTTTGACCGTTTCCAAGAGTCTGTCTTCGTTGCGGTCAACTCTGGTATTGATGTATTCGATGTCTTTGGCATAGCCTCTTAATGTCCAGCCACCGATAGTACAGGAGGCCAGAACAGCCAGTACACCAGCGACTGGGATATAAGTTTTGGTTAGGTCGATTAGTCTGTCTGACATATATTATCTATTTAATATTTTCCTAAGAGACCAGCATCGTCTACTCTTATTGGTAGGTCGGCTAGTGTTTTACTAAGTGTTCCTGCTCCTGTTTCATTCGCTAGTATAAAAGCAGCGACTGCATTGGCTGCGGCCTGTGCATCACCAAGTTGCTCAAACATAATCTCTGAAGGTTTACCATCTTTCCAAGTGTTCAAGTTAGTGATGTTATTAGTACCATTTTCAATATCAGCAATATAANCATAAGCACTGGCAGTTACTGTCTTGACCGTAATTCTAACAGTTGCGTATCTATATTCCGTCCCAGTATAGGTGGCTGAAACAGCGTATTTTGCGTCATTTGAACTATCATCAGTTGTTTTTGTCATCGTTTGACTATCGTCAGCAGTCGATGAACCAGGAAGAAATAACTCTACTAACACCGAAGCATCACCATCGGCCACGAAAGCGGCATTTTCATAAATAAAACCGACTGATGTTACTATTTGGCCTGGTCTAGCTAACACAAAATATTCCCAAACAGCTCCGTCCGTTCCATCCTCTGAAGCACATCTTAAATTAAGTGTGTCTGCCGTCCGAACCGTAGTATCAGATAAACTTGCTCCTGTTGACCTAAATATACCCTTATTGGTATACCAAGTATGATTATTAGTTATGCCTTGGAGAATATCAAACTTAACTTCCGACATTTCCGCCATATTAAGATAATTGTTAACGAATATATTAGAGCCGAAATAACATTCATTAAATAGACAATTTACTACCATATCAGAAGTACAATGAATATCTCGCAAATTCTTTCCCTTAGTTCCTATCAAGCAATCTTTAAAAATCATTGAAGTTACTCCCAAAGCTAGTGTAGTTCTATTGGCGTGAAATTCGCATTCATTCCAAACTATATTAGTTCCACTTACCATATACAAAACACCAGCATCAGTACCACCATCTTTGTTACAGGCTAAAGCTTTACAAGAATTGAAAGTGATTTTATTTGTTGCCGTCTTAACATATAAAAAAGACCTATCAATATTGATACCATAACAATAATTTAAAGTCTTGTTGGCTGAACCTGTAATGTAGTAAGCTCCAGGCCCAGCTGAAACTAAATTACCACTATTATAAACAACTAATCCATTTTGAGTCTCGGAGACCTTGGTTAAATTCCAAATAAATCCTTGATACAGAACGTTAGTAATTGTTGAATAATCAAAATTTCCCGTAGTATTTGTAGTCGCTCCAACAAAAATTCCACCTGCGTAAGACTTAGAAGATGAACCGACTGTATTGTGCTCTACCCAATTATGAACAATGTTATCATTGGTTAAAGAATAATTAAGCAAATAAAAAGCGTGGGTTGTGCTAGTAGTTCCGATGATTATATTCCGCTCAACATTGATAACATCAGCATCAGACGAATGAGTGTATGTCAACGCTGCTTCTGCCCCACCCAGAGTGTTAGACCAAACATAAGAAGTAGCAGAGTTTTTTGTGATGATATACTTTGTTTCAGTTTCGTTGTAATTGGTAGCATTGTCGCTTGTCGGTACGATAGAAACTTTATCACCAACTAACCAATCAACAGCAGTAGACATAATTGCAGGATTGGCTGCAGTTCCAACACCAGACGAAAGTTTTGTTTTCCAAAGAGTTGTGGAAGATTTTAAAGCTCCGTAATGTTTTGAAATAAAACCATTTAAAAATCTGATACCATAATTGCAAGAAGTGCTATTTTCATTAAATAAATATTGGACTTTTCTTGAAGCTGATAATTGAGAACCACTAGAAGCCGTCAGCCACTGCCCTCCGTCGTATCCGATTATATTTCCTTTAATTGTGGCGGTTACATCAGCGACAGTATCAGCCGAAACAACACCACCTCTACCAATCGTTAGAGCATTCCCTATTTGTCGGGTATTAGAAATTACAGTATTAGTACCAGAACCCCAACCAATCGTACCATCTACTGTTAGAGTAGCTGAACCAGTAGCACTCTCGCCAATAACATAAATATTATCTGTCGCGGCTGGTACTCCAGTAATATCGTCAAAAGCTATAAAATGAATATTTGAACCACCGCTATCCGCCGCCATAGTTCCTGAAGAAGCACTGGCGACAATTTTAAATCTCTGCTTATTGGCAACGGCAGTGGTATAAACATGAGGAACAGCAAATTTAAAATAAACTAAATCACCATCCACTATATCATCAGTTGAAATTGTTGTGGTTGCCAAGGTATCAGCAAAGCCACCTCCAGCATCTTCCTGATGCGTAATTGTAATATTTACTCCAGCATTTCTAGTCGCCATATATATCAAACAACCAACAACTGCCTCACCGCCTGCTGTAGCTGTATATGTGGCAGTATAAAGGTTAGTTGTGCTGACTGATATATTTGTAGAGGCGTGAAGAGTGGGCGTATTTGGTGCCGTTTCCATTAAACTGGTCGAATAGGTTTGGTTGCTGGAGCAAATCCTATAAGCCATATTTCTTTAAATAATTTAATAATTTATTGATTTCTTTTTCATCATTGATGACAGTATCAATTAAAGCATCTTTCACTAATTCATAATTTCCGTCCGGTACTTCAAAAATTCCTCCTCTTTCAATCACTACCCGAAAATAAGGATTTTGTAAAATCTTTTTATCTTTTATTTTTTGTTCCACCATTTGGTCGTAAGTGGCAGTGTCTAAACTAAGTTGGAGATTATCTAAAAGCATATTTTTTAAGTTACTGGAATAGCAGTTATAAAATTATTTGCATTTCTTGTCGGTGTCCAGACATTAGTACCATCGGTGTAAGAAGTTATTATATTATTGGCATCTCTGGTAAAAGTCCAGGTCAAACCACCGGTGTAAACCTTAGTCGTTATATATCCATCGGCGTTTCTTCCTATGGTACAACTCTGGGTATTGATAAAGTTTTTGCCTCTGACATCAACTAACAACGGAGTAGCCCCCCCATATTCAGTAGCATCACCAGAAGCATTAAATCCGACTAGTTTATTAGCTGTCCCTGTATGGTTAGAAGAAGTCCAAGTCAAATTGCTTAGGTTAGCGTGGTCAGCGGCCAAAGTGGCAGAGAATATTGTAGAGAAAGCACTAGCTACTTCTACTGGTGCAGTAACACCCTGCTTAATCATTATCTTGCCTAAAAAAACACCGTGCTTATACCAAATAGAAGGGAATACTGGTACATCTTCATTTTCAGCGACTGCCGAAGTATTATATTGATTTTGTGGATAGATAACCATTAGTTGTCCACCATTTGTGGTATCTATCTCTGCAAATAACCAAAAGTTTACATACTTGTTAGCACTAAGGGCTTGTAGAGTTCCCGAGTTATTATCATAAAAATCATCTATATCAGTCTTAGCCGCAGTCCTTGTCCAACCAGTCCCACCATCTCGGTAAAATCCATAAAAAGTATCTGTTCCTGAACAATCTTTAGCTGTTATGTCAAATTCATTTAACCTTGACCAAACTGTGCCAGCTGTGAGTGTAGGCTTGCGAGTAGTATTGGCAGTAGAAGTGCCTATAATCAGCCCCCCAACTTTATTATCTCTAACCGTACCCTCTGATTGAAAACGCTCTATGATATTCGTAATGCCGTCTGTAACCCACCAATAGTCATTCATTATGTAAAGTGTGCCAGCTTGATTGATAACCGAGCCTAGTGGAAACTCTGTATCATAATCCCAGTCCTGGGTAGCACTTATTACTACTTGTGGAGAACCTCCGTTATATTCAACTCCAATATATCTCACGGTATCAGTCGGTACGGATAAACCAGCAGAAGCCGACCAATTAAAAGACAGAAGTTCAGCAGTGTCGCTATCAGTCGCCTTAATAAATCCAGTTCCAACCGCCACATTTACAGTTTCACTTCCTGCATCTGTTATCGCTCCGCCAGAAGCACGACCAGCCGAGCCAAATAGTTTATTGAAATCGCATTGGGTTGTATAGGTTGGAGTTCCTAAAATGTCAATTCCAACTAAAGAACAACCGCCATCAACTGATAATTCTGCTTTGGATACTTTCTCGGTGTCTAATTCATTAAGAGCACCCTGAACATCAGTAGAAGCAATATTACCAGCGGGGGTATTGGGAACAGTAGAAGCAATTTGGTCTCCAGTATTAGAACCACTCAAGGTTAAACCACTGTCTTTAATTCTGTTTCGTTGGCTATCCCAAAAGACTACATTATCAGCAATTGCATTATTCGGACCACCGATACCACCACCACCCATTCTTTTTACTTCTGAAATATTTTTATCAACGACTGATAATCTTTTATTTAAACCTTTGATAACTTTAGGCTCGATTACATCTTCTAAGGTGTTTATTTTATCAGCTACTTGTTGGGGGGTATCAGAACTTCCGTCATTGCCGTCTTTGCCATCTAATCCATTTTTTCCATCTATTCCGTCTTTACCACTATCCCCTTTGTCTCCTTTTTCCCCATCAAAATAGTCATTGCCTTTTATTGGAGTATAACCATCTTTTCCATCTAATCCTGGGTTTCCTTGTTCGCCTTTTTCACCCTTCTCACCAGGAGTTAATTCAATATTTTCAATTTTATTTTCCAAATCTTCTTTAACTTCTGATATTTCTTTATCAATTTTATTTATAATTTCTCTATGTTCAACCTGGTTTTTTTTAATATTAACCTCAATATTTCTGGTAATTGGTTCTAAAGCCTCGGATACAACAATATCAGCCACTTCTTTAGCTTCTTTATTATCTTTTAGAAACTTTATTTTTTTAGCCTGTTGTAGAACCTCTTTTATGTTCATAATTTGGCTTATTTTAGCGAAATTGTAGGCTTTACTTTTAACAAGATTAGTTTTTTATGGTAAGGTGTTGGGTTATAATTTAGGTATATGGAATATATATTAGCAATAATTATAGGGATTATATTGTGTGATTTGCACACTTATTTAGTCCGTCGTTAATTTATCGATTTCATTTTGAGTAACAACACCCAGTTCTTTTAACATTAAAAAAACTTTATCAACACTTCCATCTACCAAATGTTTTGCAAGTTCGTTTTTCCAAATTGCACTTCTTGTCTTCCAGGCAGCAGAACCGAAAGCCTGCTCTAACTTCCTACCAACTAAAGCACCTATCGCAGCTTCCTTTGGCCCTAAAGTCGAACCTAATACCCCACCTAATACTTGAGCGATTCTTCCTTTCTTACCTATTTGGCTTGATTTTCTTAATAGTGTTTCGCTAATAACTTCAGAAACATTTGACCAAAAAGAATATTCCTTGTTTAATAAATCTAAGGTTGGATTTTCTAATGCTAATACCTCTCTAATACTATTAGTCGCTTCTTTTTTAGCTCCCAACAAAAAATTATCTGCATCGCTACGCCCAAAACCTTTTCCTGCTTTTTTTATAGTATCATCCCAAATCTGCCGTAGACTTCTAAGACTTTTTACACTGGCTTCTTTACCTAAATCTGTTATTACTTTAGCTATATTTTCGGTAGCGGCAACTTTAGTAGGCTCTGCCACTACATCAGTTCCCTCTATAATGGCCTCTTTAGCAAATTTTCTTAAAGAATTTATTATAGGTTTAACTTCTAATTTTTTTACTTTATCCATCATTTCAATTTCAGCATCTATAAGTTCGCCAGCTCCTCTTAAACCTTCAACAGCTTTTTCTTCAATTTTTTTCAATCCAGTAAAAATTCCAGCTTTTTCTTTTCGTTCTAACAACTCTGGCACTATTTTTTTAGCTTGTAACTTCGTTTTTTTTGTAGTTGGGGCTAAAGCTTCTGTATATAATTTAATTGCCTTTTCTCTTAAACTCTTTGGTAAAATTTTTACTGCGTCATCGATTTTGCTAACTAATTTAGAACTCCCAGGTATTTTAGATAATAATTTACCAAGCTCACCCCCCCCAGGATAAAGTTCAAGAGTAGTAAAAGCAATATTGGTGGGGGTGATTGCTTCTTCAGCTTGTTTTTCAAGACTCTGACCAAAAGTTTTCTTACCAGCCAAAGCAGAAGCAGAACCGATTCCTCCAGTTATCAAACCACCGACAGTCTTTCCAGTTGAGCCAAAAAATAAATCAGATGCTTTACCAAATGTTTTTTCTGTTAAATTACTAACTTTTTCTAACAAGCCTTTTGGTTTATTTTGTAATTGACTTTGTTGTGCTAGCCTACTCTCAGCTTCTTTTTTAATATAAGCCTGTTCTAATTTGGTACGCAAATCAGTTGGCTGTGTTTCAGTAGTCGTTTGTTTATTTTTTAGATAATCTTGTACTTGTTGTTGTTGTTCTGATGTTAGCATATCAAGATAATTTATTATAATTAGCTAGAACATTTTGAATATATTTAGGAACACTTGTCCCAACAACGTCTTTTGCTTGAGAGTTTTTTCCTACTGCCCCAGGACCTGCAAACCAAGCTGTCGCCACATCGGCTACTGAACCATATTTATCATAGTATTGTCCCATCTTATATTGAGCTATTTTATCCTGTAATTTGAAATTATTTAAAAATTCTTCTTTACTGATACTATAACCTAATGCTTCTTTTGACCACCCAGGGATATTATTACCCATTATTTGATACTTCCCATAGGCTTTATCGCCACTGGATGTCGCTGGACCGATAGCTTTGTAATTTCCTCCTGATTCAAATTGACCGATTGCAGAGGCTATTTTCATTACTTCCAAGCCTTTTTCGCCCATACTTAGGGGCTGACTAAAACCTTTTGATTGCCGAAACTGCTCAAATAAATCTTCTTCTAATAAGTCTGGAAAGACACTTTGTAAGTCTAGTAGTTCTTTTATTTCTTCTGCACTTGCTTGTTCAGAGAATGTATCAATATCAACATACTTGTCTGATTCTTTTGGTCTTACATCATAATCAATTAAATAATCTGCCCCATCATTTGAGCCAATTTTTTGGTTGATAAGTCTTGCCTTTTCATTTCTTAAATTATCATATTGGCGTTGTATTACATCTAATTTTCTATCAACAATTTCTTTAAAAGATTTTTTTACTTCTTCTGGTAATATTCCACCTTTAGGGTCAAAATATCCTTTATTAAAACGTGTAAAAACACCCGCGAATATATTACCAGATTTTGAAGCTGATTCGTATTCAGACTCTCTTACTACAGATGTCGGGTCAAGAGCTTTCATAAATTCAAATACTAAAGCTAAGTCTCCTGGTCCACCAATACCTGCCTCTAGGATTGAGTCAATACTAAGTTTTTTATTTATTACATCATTATAATTTTTAACAATAGGAGCAGAATCAAAACTTGAAGATATTTTGTCCACCTGTGTTATTGTCTTACTATCCAATCCATTATTCCCACCCAAAAATTCAGCATAAGTTTTTCCTGTGCCTGCCTTACCACCTGCTAATTCCCATTCTTTATAGCTAGCTGGTTGAGATACACTTTTAGAAGCCTCGTATTCTTTTTGAAAGTCAAATACAGAACCCGTAAATCCATTGTTCTCAACAGCGTATTCGTAATTCTTAATCAGTTCAGTTTTGTTTCTATCTTGTAAATCAGCCATTGCTTTCATTATGTTAAGCTCTCTCAACTGGTCTTCCTGTCCTAATTTAGAAAGTTCTTGATATTTGTTTCTAATAGTGCCAACCAAAATATTAGGGGAAACACCTAATTCTTGGGCATATTGGTTTAATTCTTCTTCATCTGGAATAACCAAATTGCCATCCTCATCATAGCTAATCATCAATGAAGAATACGTATCTAAATTACTTTGAACCATATCTTGTTTAAGTTTTTCTATTTCCAAACCTAATTTAACATCTTTTAACAGATTAGCCTGTTCATCTTGCAATTTCTTATTAAAATTAGCTATGGCGGTATTATAATCCGCCAATTTTTGTGCTTTCATTTCTCGCAAGTCTTTAAGAGCGGCTACTTGGACGTTATATTCTTCATAATTACCAGTTTTAAAGGCAACACGGGCATCACTAATAGCCTTACTTTCCTGACGAGTAATTTCAGACAATCGTTCGTTTCCTTGCGATAACTCCTCGCCCTCTATCCCCATTTGAGTCCCACCCATATATTGAGTAGCACCTGTTCTATAGCCTAAAGTTTCAAAGGCTCTTTGTCTCTGATAATTGATTTTTTGCATATTTTTACGCATCTTATCAAATTCAGATTTTATATTTTGAGCTTCTCGTTGAAAATCTGGGTCTTGTTCAACATTATACGACAAAAAATCCTCAACCAATCCTTCAATTTGTGCCTCTCTTTCATCTACTTGTTGTTGTAGTCCAGTGGTAGTGTATTCTTCACCAACAGGAAAATCAGACTTTGATAATTTATAACCACCACTTTCAAGAAAAGACTTTGTTTGTGGGTCTTGCATTTGTTCAGGGGTAGCTTCAAATTCTTGTCCTGATAAATTAACAAAATATGCCTTTCCAGATTCTTTTGGAGTTTCCTTAGTAACTTCCTTGGAGGTTTCAATAGGTGGCAAATCAGGATAAGTATTTTCCATAAATTGCTTATCCTTTGCGACTTGTCGTTCTCCTTGTTTGGTGCTTATTATACCTGTTTCAGATTTTGGTTTACTAGCCAAATAATCCTCTTGAGTTATTTTAGCAATTTCTGGTGTTGAAATCTCCCCTGTAAAAGGATTAATGTTTTCTTCAAATTGCTGGTCTAATTTAACCATATTATTTAATTTACTTATCTTTGCCCCGAATGGGGCAGAGGAAATAAACTATTTGCCTGTACTTCTTAACCAACCATAACCTAGATTAATTTCATTACCAGAGACAGCTAATTCATAATCAATAGTAATACTCCAGGTTTGGTTTGATGTACTATCAACGGCAGCTGTTCCTTGAGCTTGACAATCAAATACAGTTAATGTTCCACCTACCGCAGAACTAAATCCTCCGTGTGATGTTGCCCTTACTTTTAAAACACCAACTTGACTAGCGGTCGTACCAGCCCCCATCACAAAACCAGTTATATTACCAGTGAGAGAAGAAACATTTCCAACATCATTAGTTATTGAACAAGTAGCCATTGTCGTGCCACCATATTTTAATCTAAAGACTACATTATCTCTATCAGTGGCTGCCAACAAATTAAACGAAGTTATTATTAAATCAAAATCTAACAACCCTTCCGTTCCTAATGTTCCACCAGCTATTGTCTCGTCCCAAATAGTAACTTCTGGAGTTGAACTATAAAGAGTAATAGTGCTAGTAGTAAATTGAATTTGACCATAATTGTGAGTATGTAAAGCGTCGGCGTTACTTCCGTCAACTAGAGTATTGGCGGATTTACCACCTAAATCAAGATTAGTGATTGTTGAACTTGTTACTTCAAGAGCATCCATTGTCGTTGTGGTAAATGTAGTTGTCGCACTAAAAGTCTCTTGCCCTGCGTGGGTGTTAGCCCCTGTCCAAGAGTAAGTCTCGGTCAAATCCAGCCAATCTTGATTAAGATAACCGTCATTTTCTGATACAGGGATATAAAGTCCGCGAACATCTGGTGTACTTGTCGTGTAGCGAGAATAAATAATTTTAGGGTCATCAGCACTATATGTACTTGATGCCATTTCAATTTGTGTCGCAAGTTCCCCTCCTCCAAACGTTGTCTCTGTTGAAGTGGCAACACCTTGAGCAGTAGTATTATTCACATATTCAACAGTCGCCGGAGCATCGGTGTTAGAGGATAGAGGCGTTGGGAAAGCCCAATCGCCAGTTATTATCTCGTCATTGGTTTTTGAGGGATATTCATTAAACAATTGAGGGGCATCGGAAAAAATTACTGTTGTTCCTCCAGCGTGGGAAAAGGCATAAGTAGTTGAAGCGGTATAGGGATAAAAAGGTACTAAACCTCGAGAACAACCCGACAAAGTAGCAGTATCATTGGCATTTTGAGTAACAGTAGTACAAGAGGCTATTTCTTGTCGTTTTTGATTGCCTGGCTCTAAAGTGATATAAAAAGTAGAAGAAAAATCACCATCAACTAATTCGTAACCTGTTTGGGGGATTGTTAAGGATTGAAGTGTGATGGAAGTAGCCGAAGATGTTATACCAGACCCAGCTAAATAATAGTTTGTTCCAGCGACTGGCAAAGTTCCACCTAAAACTTCGTCCTCTATATTTAATTCTTGTCCAATATAAATTAAATCAGGGTTTTCTATTTGGGGATTTTTTTCCCAAATTTCTTGCCAAGATAAACCAAATTTCTGACCTATTTTAGAAAGATAATCACCCTCTTGGACTGTATAAGCTAAAACGATTGAAGGTAAAAGACAAACTCCCAAAATTAAAGCAAAGATTTTTTTCATAATTATTTTTTAATATTACTAGGTATTTTTCTTGATAATTTTGCGTTAGCTCCATGGGCTAAAATCGCCCAATATTTGTCAACATCATTGCTATAAAATTCAGCTTGTAGCTCGAAAAAGTCCTCAGGTGCTTCTTCAAAAATAACTCTAAATTTCCTCGTGCCAGTTGGTGGATTTAACAACCCACCCAAAGGATTAACCGCTAATGATTGCTGGGCTAATGAATTAAATCTTACTTCACCTTCTAAAATTGTCTCATCTGAACCATCAATAGTCTCTGTTATTTCCTGGGTTACTCCATCATAGTCATATTTAAGGATTAAACTTAAATCATCGGTATTGGAAGTTATATCGCCTTCCACATAATATTCATCAAATACCTTTAATTTCCCTCTTTGTTTATAGTTATTATAAGCAAATCTCGCCCTGGCTTCTATCGGTAATTTGTCGGCCACGGCCATACCATCATAAACACCATCAGAAGCACCATCAAAAAGTAAATAAGTTTCAGGAACACTATTTGAATGCCCGTACAACTTTTCTTCACCATCTATTGTAATTAGTGTCATCGCTCCAACAGGTAAAGTTTGTGGAGGATTCCAAAACCTAAATAATTTACTATCAGCATCTTCAACAAAGTTAAGCATATAAACTCGAGAATTATCAGGAGCAGAAAAATACAAAGTACTTTTATACCACATCCCAAAAGCTCCGTCCCAATCCTCTGCGTCAAAATCTGGTTTTATTGGATTTGAAAAAGTTTTTGGATTGATACCAGTTAAACTATCAGGGTCGCTAATTGACCTTAAGGCCACTTCGTTCGTCAAATAAAATATACTGTCTCCGACTGGAACTATTGACTCTTGATTGAGGAAGCCTTGATTAACCCCAACATTTAATTTACGAATTCGAGCAGATTCTGCTAAGGTTGTGCTTATAGCTACTTGCTCGAATAAAACCTTGAATATAGTTGATTTTCCAGCTCCTAAAAGAAGGATAGAACCTAATGAGGTTATTCCTCTACAAGGATTGTCCAAAGTCAATGTAAAAGGCTCTCCTGCTACTCTAGGGCTTGATTCTGACCAATCGGTTATATCATTATTCTGCGAACCATATACTAAATTATCATCTTCTGAACCTATAATTACTTGATTTTCAAAATTATATATAAAATGATTAGTCCGTGAAGCGTCCGGAAGATTAGAATTTGTTACTATTTTTTGTACCAACACATCACCTGCCACCATTCCATCAGTTACTGGGTTACCAGATACGCCAGTCAATGTAGTAGTTGTTTCTCCACCTGTATAAGTAAACTCTGTACCTGTCCTAACATTTATTATAGTTTTATTTCCACCTGTATAAAAACGATTTTGAGCAAAAGTGGTAGTTCCTGCCTTTTTTATGGTATTGGCGGTTACAGAACTAACCACCGCGACCGCTCCGTTCCACTGATAAATATTGGCATCAGCAATAACCATCAAACAGAAATCCATCAACTCAATCGTAGCATCATACCACCCGCCATTTCCATCCTGTCTTATGATACTTCGTAATAATTCAGTAGTTGACCAGCCATTAGCCACTCTATACCAGGTGTCAAGACTTATTCCGTCTACTGTTTCTAAAAATACTTCCAATTCATCATCATAAAATCTCATTGGTAACTCTATACTTGTTGATGTTTTCCACGTCCACGCGTTTCGTATTTCTGTTAAAGAAGTATCGGCCACTCCCAGTCTTGAATATCCAGAACGGATTTTAACCTTTTTTTGTTGGGTTATTTGAACATTTTTTGAACCACTAACAAGCAAACGAAAATCAATATTACTCTCGTCTTGAGCTGTTACGTAGCCTCTTGTTTCTTCTGCTAATACAAAATCCATATTATCTAAAATGTCTTGTGGTAGTGGCTGAACTATAATAACTTAATGCTTTTTTAGCCATACTTGGGTATTCAACACAATATTTTTTATATAAAACATCTAATTCTTGTCTTGCCCAATTAACATCAAACGTACTATTGACCCCTTCTATCTGATGAGCACCAGCTATTAAAATTTCAAGCAAATAAATCTGAATTGCATCATTATCAAGTATAATCGTGTCATCATCACTTGTAGTTTTAGTTAGCCAAGTTCCACTAGTATTTTTTAGAAGGTATTTTGAATAATACTTAATGTCAAAGTTTCTTCCTATTGAACAAGTTATTTGGTCAACTTTAATCTGTGTAATAGCGGCCGCAGTGGCAAAAGTAACTTTTAAACTATCAATGCTTGCTGGTAAGACTGTGCCTGTTTCTGTGGCAGTTGACCAAGGGACTTTTACCTCATTCCAGCCTACTTTAAATGCTGTGCTATCAGCTTGAGCAGTTTGAGCAACACCTGTCCAATACGCAGTAGTTAAATCATTCCCCCAAATAAGAGAAAGGGAAGTTAAATTTGCTAAGTCGGTACTGTTTTTTATCTTAAAATGTACCCAAAAATCTGCCTGTTCATCTTCATCAGTCAAGTCAACTGACGACATAGTAGTATTTTGAATACCATCACCACTGGCCGCCGAGTCAAATCTTATCGACCCTGAACCTGATATATAATCAATATCATCCGCTACTAGGTTTGTGGCTGTCCCTACTGCTGACCAAGTACCATTAGCCGTTAAAGTATTTAATTCATTTATTGTTTTGGGTTGACGACTTCGCCAGTTAATACGGATAATCTTTGAGCCTTCCGAACCATCTATTGATATTGTTTTATTTACTAATTCTTTGCGTAAATCAAAGCGTTCAGAATAGTTTCTATTAGCACTATCTAAAGGACCTCGCCTATTTTGTGGGTACAAATCAATTATTTTCTTATAATCACTTGGTAAAGAATAATTATAAACATCATCATGTACCGCTTCTGACAAACCTACTGTCCGCATCGTATCAATCGGGTCAATCTTGGTAAGCATCGTATTGGCAGCACGCTGAAAAAGACTCTCAATATTTCTTACTTTATTCAAAGTACCGCCGTGGAGCATCGCACTTAAATTGTCTTTTGCCTCTGATACTGTCATTGACATAATTTCATTTTTAATAAGGCAGCGATAGCAAGTAAAATTTTCTTCATAAGGTCTATTTAATAATTAAAAACTAATCTCTAGGGGAATAAACCCCCAGAGTTAATCCTTAACTTGCCGTACAAACTAAATATGGAGACAAAAGGGCATTACTATTTCTAATTAACCAATGAGTGCCGTCATTCACCAAATCGTTAGTTCTAATCGTTGTCGAGGCTGTGAACCCTCCCCCCACCATAAAAGTATAATGAACACCTCCTTCATAGGCTAGTTAATTAAGTTGTCCCATTCGCACCTGCATAACCTGTATAAGAACCAGGGAAAGCTACCTCGTGGAATTTAAAAATCATTATATAACTATCATTCGAGGTACTCTCAAGCGGAGTCATATAAGTTGTCAAACCATAGAACTCCTTGCGAACAATCATATGGTTTCTACCAATAATATGGTACGAAGTTGAGGCGTTGGTAGCACCATTAAATTGTGAATTAAGGAATTGTGAAGCTCCAATTCTAACGTGGCCGTAATCAGTGTCAAAAATATTAACATTATTTTCAGCAGTATTGGCTGAAAGAGTTGAGTTCATCACTTCTTTTGCAGTCTTGTACAATAAATGACAAGACATATATCCCTCAAAATAATGACCACCGGAGTCTCCATCTTGAGCCTTTTGATTGGTTAAACTTTGAACTAAGGTCCAAAGGTTATCTGGTGTTAAAGAGCCAGTCTCAAGATTATCGACCGTATCACCTTTTAAGGTTGTGTGGCTGTTAGAGGCAAGAGTATCACCATCTGGAGTCTTGTTAGTACTTCCATCAAAGGCATCGCCATAAGTATCCAAAAGAGTATACTTATCAGATGTCATTCTTGCTCTATCTGCTATTTGACGACCATATTCGGCACGTTTGCCGACCATATCGGCTCTAAAAGCTTCATCAGAAATAGCTATTTTTTTAGTATATTTCTGTGAATACTTTGTTGTTTTGTTACCAAGAAATGTATCGGTAACTAGTATTTCTTCTTGTTCAGCAGTTTTGGTAAATTCACCAACATTGGAGTCTTCAGCGTAAATAAACGCATCTCCAACTGTATCACCTTGCTTGAAAAAGAAATCATCAGTGGCTCTAATATACCCAGGTTGCATTTCACGATTAAATTCCTCATACATTGCTGTATCAATAGAAGTGTGAACGGCATCTGGACTTAGGCCACCAGTAAAACCACCTGAAGGGTTCATAAGTTATCAGTTAATTATTATATATAATCATTGTCAATACGGTAGGCCAATGGGTCAACCAACACATCAAGAGTTGATTTGGCTGGATTACCGCCAATGATTGTTAGTAAATCAGTGTCTTGAGCAGCGGTTTGTTTAATTGTATAAAGTTCTCCGCCATCAGTTCCGCCAGTTGAGTTATAATCAACTCTGGTTACATCGTTAAGAATTAAAAGAAGTTCAGCGTCTGTATCCACACTTGCGACTGTTTCAGCTTTACCACGTAACATTCCCATATAAGGGGCTGGACGAGCACAAGTAACAGTCTGGGCGGTAAGAGTGCCAGTTGAGTTCTTTGGTTCTGCTCCTTCAAGAGCAACACCGCCAAACCAATTAGTACCATTTTGGACAAAATCGGCAGCGGCCAAGACAAATGTATTCGCCGAAGCAGCACCACTTGTTAAGCTAGCGGTTGAGTAAAGTGGTTCACCTGCTTCAAATCTTGTGGCAGAAGCTGCAACACGAAGATTAACAGAAGCCTGTAAACCAACGACTTGTAAATCTGCTTTCATATTTATATATAATCAAACATCTGTCCCTAATAATATGAATTAGGGCATCAGGTGCACAAAGACCGTATCTAAATGTAGATACAGTCTTTTTAAATTAAGACTTTTTTTGCCCAATCAACCTTTAACAACGTAATTCTTCTTAGCCTTATAATCGTGGACAAGAACTTTTCCATCAGATAAACGTTTTTCATATCTGTTTTGATTTCCGTTCCACTTAAAGCCAAGACGAGTCATTTCACCTTTATCTTGGGAAGCCATACTAGGCTCGCCTGAAGCAGGTGCATCGTGATGAGTTACTGAAGCATCGTTTGATACTCCTTGTTTGCCTTTTAAAGCTCTAAGGGCTTCATCACGTTGGCCAATAAGACGTTTTTTATTGGCAATGACATAACATTCTTCCAGTTGGTCTCTCAAAGATAGATGTGCAGGAAAACTACGATTTTTATGAATTTCTACGATGAGTTCACGCTCGGTATCGTTTTCAGCTAAATCGCTAGATATTTTACTTATTTCAGCCATCTGAAGCTCCTTTTTGGTTGCTTCACGTTCTTTGGCTAAAATAGCTCCTAGTTGGCTAGCTGTCAAAGGTTTTTCTTCATCGTCTTCATTATCGTCTTGTTCCCGTCTTTTTTCCCATCTTTCACGAGCTTTTTCACGAGTTGCATTTAGCTTACGTTCAGCTTCTTCTCGTGCTTCTCGCTCTACTTTGAGTTGGGCTTCTAATTGTGCAGATACCTCAGTTGACTTTTTATCGTCATCCTGATGTTCTTCATCTTGTGCTTTAGAAGAATTAGCTTGTGCTTCTTCTTCGGCTTGTTTGGCAGCAAGTGCTACCTTTTCTTCTTCAGTCATATTAACATCTAGTTTAATGTCCTAGTAGACTTTTTAGAATTAACAACCCAGTTTTACGACTTTTGGTAGGTCAATTAGCCTTATTTAGCATCGCTATTAAATCTTCCACTCCCTTTTGACAATGATTCTAAGCGTGTTTTAATTGAGTCTATTAAGAATAATAATATTTTACCTGCGATTAAGTCTTGTTCAGTCTTAGAGCGTTCAAACATTGTTATATTGGCTCTATATCGCAAGTCATCTTTTAAGACTTGCCATAATTTACTCCCCATCAATGTTTGGGCTTCAACAATTAACTGTCCTTTGTACTGTTCGCTAATTGGTTTTCCCTTTACTGTTATTTTGCCATCAATTTCTTTCAAAATATCATCCTCTCCAATAGTATTAAATAACTCTTTAACTGTTTCTTGCAAGACCTTTTTATCATCCCATTCAGCCAATTCTTCCTGCAAAGAAACAACGTCTTCTTTTGTATAACCACCTAACAATTTAATAAGAAAACGCATAAACATTATTTACGGCGTATTTTTTTAGCTTTTATTTTGGCAACTTTTTGTTTTGCTCTATCAATTTCTTTGGCACTTTCTTCATCCAATTCTACAATTTCATCATCTACTTTTGTTACAATCATTATTTTTGGTTCTGGACGAGCTTTTTTATCTCTAAAACTATAAATAGAACCTGTTTTAACTTTTAAACCATTCTTGAGAATTAGACCACCTAATCGGTCATATTCAACTAAAACTTTATATTCCCAAGAAACTAACTGTTTTTCTTTTTCTTCTTCTAACTCCTTTTTAGATAATTCCTTTTTTTTGCCGTCAACTTCGGGCAAAACAGGTGGTTCAAAGACAAACTCTTTAACACCACCAACCATCAATCCTCTAATAGGTGAACCATTGATGGCACGATAAACTTTCTCATCGTTAACAAGTTCAAATTCTCTTATTTTCATACTTGATTATTTATGGCACTGGCCGTTGCCTTATTAAATATTTGATTGGCCATTTGATTATTGGGTTGTAATTGGGGGANTCCTGGTATTTGCTCAAAATCTTCTTTCATCAAGTCTTCTCCTTCACTTTGGAAATAAGAATAGAGCAATTTACGCGTTAGTGTCTCTTGGTCAACATACGGGTCTTGAGCTAATTGAGCTTTAAGGGCAAGTAAAATCGGTTGCCAGTATTCATTATTCTTGGTAAACATTTGCTCGATGTCAACCTTGCAAAGGTATCTGAATTTAGAAAATAAGTTAGGATTAACTAGGCGGATTGATTTACTCTTACCATACTTCTTTTCAGTTTCGCTTAATAATTTGAGACTACGCTTTAATTTATCTTCATCAGTCATCTCTTGACCAATAAGACTCTCATCAAATTTAATCTCTTTATCAGCTTTCTTTCCACTCGCTTCCCTATTTTCAAGCATAAAGGTTTTATACTTCATTTTCATTCTTCCGCCAGTTAGTTCTTCTACTTGAGGTACAGTAATATTGTTCAAAACAATATCTTTCATTAAATCTCCAAATTGGACTGTTGACTCTGCTAGAGATTTTCCGACTGCTCCGATTAACTTCTTAGCATTATTTTGAGCTTGGGCGACATTATAAGCCTTCTGTGAAGCATCTGGGAGTTGCCCTGATAGAGTTTCATTGACTGATGCTTCAGACATTGATTTTTCCGTTTCACGCAAAATATTAAATCCAGCCGCCAGGTTGCTAAAAGGAAGCAACGGGCTAATCTTAGTGTCTTTATCTTCAAACGCCACCACAGCATTTGGGAATATAACCGAACTATCTACCTTATCAGTTCCAGACACAGCAATAGGCATTTCATTTTCTAAAATTGCTCTGTTATAAACAATCTCTTGCATTGCATCATAAGACATATTGTCCCACTGCATTGCATTCATCATCGACTTAAAAAAGAAAAAATGCTCACCTATCCTAGAAAAACCATAAGGGACAATATTATATTTAGGTCTATTAAGATAGTCTCTATGCTTAATTGGATTTTGTGAAACATCATTATCTCCTAAATAAATACCATTGACAAAAGGAACTCCCAAATCTTCTCTACGATTTTCGTGTATTTCTTCGGTAACCAAATTAGGGTGGTCATCGTCTTTAATATCATAAAATAGTCCGTCTTCATCACTGTAAATACTCTTTACGCCCTTATGAACGAATCTCCAATTAGGATGGTCTTTATACTTAGCTTCCAAATCAGTATATTCAGCGTACCTTCGCTTAATGATAGCCTTTTGTCTTTGTATATTTCTTTCGTAAGGGTTTGTTATTAAAATCTGACTTGGCGACCATAAAGGACACTTAAAACCACTCAAAACTTCATCTAATACTTCTTTTTTGACACCTTTGTCTTTAATCGTTTGGTAAATCTCACAAAAACTCGCCTCCATATATGTAACAGGATTATACATCATTCCGAAAGCCACCTGTAAAAAAGAGGATTGATAATTACTATTGGTCGGTTGGATTAACCACTCAATAACATCTTGCATTACCTCACTAAAATCCTTGTCTAACTCATCATTCTCATTTTGAGCTAGGAATATCGGGATTAAATACGCTGAGGTAAGTTGGGCGTGCATTGCTATTCCTTTGTTTCTCGCCATTGACCTTGTTCCCCGCCATTTCCACTGCTCATTTGGCTCATTCTCGTTCAAATCAACATAGGCATTAAACATCCTTTGCCCTCGATTAGCATCTTCAATAACTGACCTGTCATTCAATTCTTGCCAAGACCGAGTTAAAATATTAACACCTTGACTATAATCTTCCTTAACAATCCGAGTAAGCTCAATAATATTAGAGTTTGGCTGATATGCTGAAATTGGTTTATTTTTTGTTTCTCCTATCATATTATCTATATTTTTTAGCCCAACCTGCTTGAACTTTGGGGCGATTGACTGAAACACCACTCTTTTGCTCCGTTAAATCTGCTATGGCATAAGATATTGCATCCATCGAGTCTGAACCTTCGTGATCAGGCTCATCTTTTGAGTTTCCATCTTTATCTTCCGCCCAGTGGTAAATCTCGTAAGAGTCCCACACCCAATTACCATAAACTGGGTGATTTTTCCGTACCACTTTTATTTTCTTTTCGGCTGTCAATTTAATTCTTGTGTCGACACTACCTGCTCCAGTAATTGACCTAACCGCTTTGACACCCTTATCTTTCATCAATTCTATGCTTTTGGGCTCATCAGCTCCAAACACAGCTCTGACTGTCATTCCACCATCTATATTCAATATATCAGAGGCGACCACATCATCTTCTATTTCGTTCCCATAAGTTATTCCATCAATTATATAATAACCATCATAATAATATAGTGCTATTGTTGCGACAGGGTCTGGATACCATCCCCAATCTCCACCAATTCGTAACAGCTTAGCATCTCTAGGTAATTCATCTATCAACTGCCAACCTTTGTATATCTTTCCTCTAACAACCTCTGGCACTAGCCCTTCAATCATCTGGTAATAATAGTCTGGCTTTGTGTTCTCGTAATTCCTGTATCTTTTAATCGTCTCATCATCTAAATTAGCTAGATTATCTTCAAATGTTCCATAGATAAATACAGTATTATCTATGTCTTGTTTTAACTTTGGTAAATAAAATCCATCAACTCCACTCTCTTTTAGAGCAAACCATCTCTGTATTATCCAGTGGCTTTTAGGAGGAGGATTAAGTAACAGAATAATCTTTATATCTCCTTTAACAGTTCTTAGAGTATCATCAAGTGTCATAAACTCCTGCTCACCGACTTCTTCCGCTTCTTCAATAATTACCGTGTTATAGTTTGCCAATGACTTCAATTTAGCAGAGTGAGAACTACTTGACTGCCTAAATCCGTGTGCATTGATAGTATTAACACCATATTTCATCGACATATCATTATCCGTAATATGCAACGCTTCTCTTATTTCCTGCTCATCTATTCTATCGCCAAGTTCACGCCAAAATGAATGTCTAATATCTGAATGAACCGCACGCATAATTGCACAGCGAAAGAACTCTGGAGCTAATAATTTTGAAAGAGCAAATTGTGAACCTCCTGTGCTTCTTCCAGCACCACGGCCACCCATTAAAATATAATATCTAACATTATCTTTCCACAAAGGAGCAAAAATGCTATTCACCTTCTGCTTCACTTTCTTTTCCATAATCGTTAAAAGCTATCTTGTTGCCTGTTATAGATAGATTACCCTTTAAATCTATTTTATTGGGAGCAGTTCTTTTTACTATCTCTAACGCAATTAAATCTTTTTGCTCTTCTGTTAATCTTTTGCCATTTAAGTTTCTACTTATTCGTTCCCAACATTTATTTACAACATCAGCAATAAGCCGTTCATCTCTTTTTGACTTTCTTCCTGCCCCTTCTCTTTTTCCGCCTAGTCCAGCCATATTGAATAATCATTTTTTATTTGACTTTGTTAAGCCTTTTTTTTTTATGCCATTTTTTAGTTCCCTTTTTGTTTTTATTGATACTAGCGTAAAAGACTTCTTCTCCTTTCTTGCCATAAATCTTTTTCATCGCTCTTTTTACTTTTTTACCAGTTTTAGTTAGAGGCATATTTAATTTAAAACAACTATTATATCTTGCTTAACCGCTAATTTACAACCGTGTTTTTCCAAGATAGCTTGCAATTCCTTACCACATTCATCAGTAATTACTTTCCTTTCTTCATTTATCTTTGCCAGATTTTCTGTTTGCTTTTTAATGTTTTTTGTTTTGAACATACTAATCTTGATTTAAAATTTCAAACTCATAATCATTCTTGGCGACTCCACCAAGGCCATCAATATATTGCTCTCTTTCCCCTTCTTTAATTTGACCTTTATGGATTTTATCCGCTATTACATATTCCATCAAGGCTTTAGCAATAGCGTATTCTCCATCTCCAGTATTGTGAAACTCTTCCTCACAAGTAATAGAATCTATTGTTATCAAGTTAGCTACTACTTGAGTTGCGTGTTCTATGGCATAATAGAGGGCTTCCATTGGGTCAATTATGTCATCACCAATCTCTACATTTCCTCCCATACTGTTTTGAATCTGCTCGTAAGGAGCGTAAAGTATTGGCTTTAAAATATTATCATCAGACAATTTATCAGCTATCTCCTTGAGACATAAACCACCGCCTTTAACATATCCACCTTTCAGGGCTGACTTACAAGCATAGACAGCATCTTCAATCTTTAATTTCTTGTACAATGAGTTAGCTTCGGTGCTATCTCCTACTCGGATGACTCCTACTGCCGAAGCAATAGACGCAATCCGTCTTTCAAGTAACTTTTTAAATTGGAGTTGTTTAGTCTCTTCCATCTGACCTTGCAATACTTCAATCCTTTTTTCGACCTCTGACCGAACTACATCAACGCCTTCCTTACCATCTTCTAACTGAACAGTGTTTTTTGTCCCACCGCCACCAGTCGCCACAGCATCTTCTTTAACTTCGGTGTCTTTCACTACTAGCTTTTCGACAAAACCTAAATCGTTTTCTGTTATGGATGATAGTTTATCTCCATTATTTTTATTTATAAATGTCGCTCCAAAATACACAGCCAAATCGTCAAATTGTTCGGTTCTTAAAGATGGAACTTTAACTGGGATTAAATCATATTGCCCCTTAGTAACAATCGGCTTTCCATTATCGTTAATAATCTTATAGGTCGCTTTGTATAATTCATTAAGCACTTCATTGGAAAAATCTGGGGCAAAGATAGCTATTTTAGGATTTTTATTCAAAATCGGATTAAGAAAAGCAGACATCTGGACTACACTATCCAACTTGTAATTCGTAAGTATCACTGCACTATCTTCAACCACCATTTCAAATCTTTCAGGCTTATTAACAAAACCTTTGGCGGCGATTTTAGCCGGGAAACGCATACCCTTAATGACTTCGGTCTCAATTATTCCCTTATAGCCTTCCACGACATCAATAAATCCATTAACCCCCACTTCCCAAGCTACCTTAGCGATTGTTTTGCCCAGTTCTTCATCTTCTACCGAAACAATGGCTACCTTTTCTAAATCCTTCAAATTTTTAATCTTTTTAGCTGACTCTTTTATTTTTTCTTTTACTCTTTCGCCAGATTCCAAAATCTCCTTTCGTAAACTCATTACTTTTGAACCTTTATTTTCGCCTAACATTCCAGCATTTTTTTCCGTCATTTTGTGGAGTTGGTTATAAAGTTCTCCAGCTAGGATGGTAGTTTGAGTAGTACCATCGCCCACTTTCTCATTAGTTTTTTTGCAAGTCTCGCGAAAAGTTTGGGCAGCCATCCGCACAAATTGGTCTTTGGGTTCTTGACATTCTGCTACAGTAACACCGTCATTAGTAATTCTATTTCCCCTATTCATTGAACGATACAGAAGAGCATTTTTCCCTTCAGGTCCGAAAGTAACCTTAACCACTTGATAAATAGCATTTACTCCTTCAAGTATTTTTTTTCGGGCTTTTTCGCCTGTAACTGTAATAGTTGTCCGCATAATTTATATTTTTTTAATATTCTTTCCGCCCAATAGGCAGAAAACCACACCAACGCTCCCAACAACCCACAGTGTGAACTACTATCGGGCTAAAAACTCCCTCTGCTATGTGAACTTTTTGCCCCTTTTCCAGCTCGGCTAATGCGTCTCGGTTGTGAACTACTA